AACAAGTTCGACAAGGTTAGTGGCATAAGCTTCCTACCTTACTCAGAACATACGTACCAGCAAGCACCCTATGAACCTGTGGACCTAGAGACGTACCAGAAGCTAGTCAAGGAGTTTCCAAAGACTATCGAGTGGGACATTGTTGAGGAAACGGACATGACCGAAGGGTCACAACAGTTGGCTTGTGTTGGCAACAGTTGCGAGATCTAGTTAAAACTTGGGGGCTACTAAAGCCCCCTTTGTTTTACTCGCTTGTCAAAAGAGCAGAACCTGCCGTACCTACAGCAGAGACCCCTGTTCCTATCACAACACCTTTTGGAACTAACTTCGCCCAAGAACTCCAATATTCTCTAGGAATCTGTTTGCCTCTGTTCTGATAAGCTGTCGCTGTCTTTATAAGACCTATTTGTTTGTCTATGCTTTCAGCAGTGATTGCCTTCTTAGCCATCAAAGCAGGAACAAATTTTAATACTTGTTCTAAAGTATTCACAGGACTACTGACGGCTCCTCTTATAGCTCCTAATTCCTGACCTCTTAAAGATAAAGAGAACGCTGCTTCAGACCCACTGGCTCTTTCTAAGATAGACAATTCTTCTATCATTTTATCAATCTTCTTACGAACAGCAGGAGTCTCTTTAAAAACCTCGTTAAAAGTTAAAGCGAACTTAGGATCTTTTAGCTTTTCCCGAACAGTTCTTAGTGAAGAAGTACCCCCTTGTCCTTCTATCTTAAATAAAGATTCTAAGTATCCCCTACGAATGCCTTCGAGAACGTCTTCTTGAGAACCCAGTGCCTGAGCCGCGGGAGAATCTTTAGGTAGGCGTTCTTGATACTCTTTTGCTAATTTCTTTAGGTTTTTAACTTGTTCCAGACCGACCGAAAGACCGTCCTGTGTAAGCATACCGCCGATGGTTGCTGGATCTAAAGAGTCCATGGCTTTTTTTAAGTAAGTTGCGTCAATGACCTTCCTACCGTTTCTGTAAGTCCTAGTTACTTCGTCGTATTGTTGTTTTATGACAGGACTCAGAGACTCAGCAGCTTCGTCCATCTGCGTCTCAAGTATGTTAATAGTGTCCTCATATATCTTAGCTGCGGCTTTAGAAGAGTCGGTGCTTTTACTTAACTCAAACAAACGCTGTTTAACAACAGAAAGGTTCGTATGGGCCTCTTGAAACGATAGTTTTTCAGGAATGTTTGTCAGGTACATGTGTGCATTTCTGGTAGCACTATCTGGCCAGTTTATCTGAAACACTGTTTTGCCTGTTTGTGGATCTTTCTTAGGTTTTCCTCTATGTCTAGCTCGAATTTCCTTAACTTGTTCTTTGACCGATTTTGTTATGTCTACAGGTATTTTTTTACCTTCTTGTGAAATAGCTTTATAGAAAGGACTGACTATTTCTTGAAGTGCGCTATCAGTAGCCTGTCTTAAGGCAAGAAGATTTTCTCCATGCTGTCTAGGTGTTCCTGCTTTAAAAGAAGACACTAACTGCTCTGTCTGTGCCCCCATGTACTTCTCATAGTTTTTGAACACTTCATCAACGGTGTTTTTTGTTACCAAAGACACTTTAGCTACATCAAACAGAATCTCGTTTCTCTTACCGCCAGACACCATAGTAGGCATTAACGTAGCGCCGTATTCTTTAAGTTTTTCTTGTAGGTCAGCTACAGTCTCTATTGCTTCATCGGTTGTATACTTACCAGAGAACTTTTTACTAACTTCTTGCCCGACCTTTTGAGCACCTTTAGACAGAACAGGAAAGCCCAATCCAAAGATAGTAGACCAAATTGCGTCCTGTGTAGCCGCTTCGGTTGCTTTTTGCAGGGCTTTCTCAGGATCGACAACACGACCCTCAAAGTAATCTTCTGCTGCCTCCCCTATAAATCTACCAGTTCCTGCCGCTAAAGCACTAGAGGCCACGCCACCTATTAACCCACCTGCTGCAACACCTAACGGACCCAAAGGCGCACCAGCAGCTGCCCCTGCTTTAGCTCCCGGTCCTGCTGCTAACAATGAAGGAATAATTTCTCCTGCAGTTGGAAGCAAGTCATAAACAGTTTGTTCGTTTGTGCGTTCAACAGCAGTTGTTCTTTCGTATTCTTGTAGAAGTCTTTTAGCATCTTCTGTTCGTCCGGCTTCGTTTAAACGACGTGCTTCTTGAATTACCTTCTCTTCTGTACTCATGGCGTAATACCTGCTTTCTCGTATAGCCCTTGTAGGTAGTTACTTTCTGTAGATTCTGGTAAAACCAAAGGCTGTTTCATAAAAAGATCAGCTTGTTCTTCTGGAATAAGCCCTAACTCCGATAGACGTTGTGTTTCGTCGTTAGTTTTTGATACAACTTCAGCTAACGATTCTCTTTCTATTCGTAAGATTCTTTTAATAGTTTCTTTTGTTAGTTTTATGTTCTGACCAACAATGTCCTTCATGAACTCCCTGTCGGAGTTAGATATTGCTGACCCTGCGCCTAGTAGTTTAATATTATCGAGAACTGCTTGTCCTCTTTGTGAAAAGAACTCCTGAGTATTTGCCACCTTCTCAGTAACTTTTTCTCCTGCTATCCCAAGAGCGTCGGCAAACTCACCGATAGCCAATTCAACCTCTGCTAGTCTTCCTGTGAACATATCGTCCACTAGCTTATCAGTATTTAGGTTCTTCTCAAAAGCAGTTGAAGCGTTTTCGGCTTCCGTAAGAGCTACTCGATAATCGGCCGCTAAACCTTCAGATAACACCTTACTGAACGCACCGCCATCTACTGCCGCGCCTTCCGCTTGAGTAATCACTCGCTGTACTGCAGGGGCTGGTTGTAGCCCCATTTCAACTGGGTTTTTGAAAGAACCGTCTGAAGGATCCCGTACTTTCCCACTTTTGCTTAAGGTTCTTAACATTGCAACCTTGCCTTCCTTATTCAAATAAGGTTTAGGAGTTCCTTCGTATCCTTGTAAGAGCTTATCAAAAGTAGCATCATTAGCGTCTACAAAAGCGGCTAAATCTTCCTTCGGGATACCGTACTGTCCAGCTAGGATCTCCCTTTGTTTGCTTTTGTCTTTTGGTACTGCTGCTCGCTTAATTTCTTCTTCTCTAATTGTCTGTTGGGCCTTTTCTAAAGGACCTCCTGCTTCTAGTGTCTTGGCAATACCAGAAAGACCTAAAGCAGTAGCCCTTTCTTTAAGACTGTTTCTGACTTCTAGTTGAACAGTAGCGTCTCCCGCTTTTTTGGCAGCTTCTTCTGCTCTTAGCTGATCAGCCTGCATAATCTCCTGAGCTTTCATGATCATCGCAGCCTGCGCTTGAGGATCTTGAATGTACCGTGCTCGCATTAACATTGCTCGTGCAACATCCATGGGCTTAGACATGTCCAACCCTTTAGTCTCAGCAGCAATCCTTTCAGGCGCAGTCTGAAGATAACTCGTGTCTACACCTAAGCCACCAAACATTTTACCTAAGTTACGGGCAAGCGGGTCCGTTGTACCCATCTGTTGGTACTCTGTTGGTTGTTGTAAAGCCTGCCTTCTACCTTCCGTAGGAGACATGCGCCCAAAGTTTCTAATGCTTTCAAATAAGCTTTCCGAAAAACGTGGCATTTTATGAGCCTCCTTTTAATTTATGTGAATAGACCTTTAAACCAATCTTCTATCGGGTTTTCTATCGCGTCAAAAATACCAGTAAACAGACCTCCTTGATTTCCCTGACCCCCAACAAGATTAGCTACTGACTGAAATAAGCCTTGTTCTAACTGAGCAGCTTGCAGTGCTGACTGGAGTTGTGCCTGTAGACCACTAGCAGCTGATTCAGAGAATAACCCAGCGCCCTGACGCTGACCTGTGGAAGCGATGTTAGCCAAGTTAATCGCAGGTTGTAAAGCGTTCAAGAGTTGTGCTTGTGGTGCGTAACTAGTCTGCATTAGTGCCTGTAGATTAGCAATGTCGCCTGCTTGTAGCTGCGAAGGCAATCCTGCAGCAGTTCTTGAAATGTCAAAAAGACCCCCAGCAAGTCCTAACTGACCCTGTTGTAAAGCCTGTTGTGCCCCAGCAGCCCCTATGTCTGCCTGTTGTAAGCCTAACAACTGCTGTAGTCTTTGTGCTTCTAAGCCAGATCCTGCTTGTGTACCCGCTAAGCCTAACTGACTCAGGCCCATGCCTCTTTGGAGTGCCTGTGATTCCAAGCCTGACCCTAGTTGTGCAAGCTGCCCCGTTTGTCCTGCTAAGCCTAACGCTTGCTGGTACGCTTGTTGTTCCTCAGTTCCTGCTTGCTGTAGCGCCATGAGTGCAGCTTGATTCTGAGCTTCTTCCTGAGCTTTAGCTAATGCAAACTGTTCAGGTGTACCACCAAACTGTGCCGTTTGTACACCTAAGCGACCTTGACTAGCCAAGCGTTGTTCCAAAGCTAACCGCTGGCGTTCTTCCTCTGGAGTTTGTACAGCCCTGAGTTTACTATAGATGTCCTGCTCACGCTCACCACGAGGCTGCAAAAGACCACCCGCAGCTGTGCCTGCCAAACCCGCGTACTGCTGTTGTAATGCAGCTAAATCAGAAGGCGCTGCTGCCCCTTCGATTCTTTGTTGTCCTCTTGTGAGTGCTTCTCGAGTCAAGTTTTCTAAACCAGTCGGTAGTCCTATTTGACCCAACTGTTGACCAAAAAGTGTACCGACGCCTGCTCTTTGTAGAGCCATAGCTAAATCAGGTGACCCTACACTACCCAGAGTTGTCTGTGCTTGTCCTAAGGCACTAGCAGATAACGGATCATAAGCAGTGGGTCTAGCCGTAGCAGTGCCCATTAGCCCTGTAGCACCTGCTTGTAGTCCAGAAGCCAAGGCTTGCTGCTCAGGCGTCAAAGTAGTCGTTACTCCACCAAAGCCAGTCATAATTGGCTGACCAGTGTTGGGGTCAATAACAGGCTGTCCAGTAGCAGGGTCCGTCAATGGTTGTCCACCAGTCGCCTGTACGCCGCCTAACCCAGTAGTTACAGTAAAAGGTCTAAACTCAGTAGCTGCTTGAGCTTCTCTACCAATATCTGTAAGCCCTGTGTACGCTTGTTCGCCGAACTGACCCAAAGCACCCTGCATTTTCCGGACGCCTTCAAGGTTTAAACCTGTTCCTAATAACCCGCTTAAAAAATCTGAAAGATCAAAAGCCATTAGTAGCTCCCTCCGTCAATAGTACCAGCGGTAAGCGTACCCGTGACGTTTATTGTGGGTGCTGTTACTGTCCCCGTAAACGTAGGACTAGCTGTGTCCGACTTGGTGGCTACTGCTGTTTGTAAAGCGTCAAATTCAATATCAAAATCAGACCCTTTGATAATCTTCGCCACATTGCCCGTAGGAAGAGAATCTTTGGCCGTGAAGTTTGTTGTCTTCGTATAGTTACTCATTATATCATCCTACCAATAATGGCTTGTATATTAACTTCTTGCAAAGATAAAGCGTTGTTGTTAATTGTTGCTTCAACCCCGATAGTTGCTACTGTACCGGATCCGCTGGTTTTTGTGTTAGGTCTATCAACAATAACTGACGCGCTGTACTCTGCCCAATTTGAATCAGGTCTAAGCACAATGTCGCTTTCGTACTCAGAAACCCCGTAGTACCCTACAACACTACCAGAATCAATCGTTACAATTTGTTTTTTGTATGACCCTGTATAGTCATAGCCCCAGTTTATGTTTACTTGTGCTCCTTGACCACCTATGAACGTCATGATAATTTCTTTTAACATCTTTAGTCTTGAGCTGTCCCCAAAAGATAATGGGTTGCTAAAATAAGACATGTCATAACTGCTGTTGTAGTCCTGATACCCTGAGTACTTACCGATACCGTTAGTATTTCCGACGTACAGTGTACCGTCCTGTGCTCTTTCAAGTGCTCTTAAGTCTATGTTAGACCATGTAGTTACCCTGTGTGAACCGTCTTCCAGTACTGTTCTCATGTCAAAACAAAAGACGTATCTTGAGTCAGAAAAAGACACCAAATAAAATGCTTCTTCCGGACTAAAGACACTCCGTAGTGGTCTGTTGACTTGGCTACTGTTAACATTTATTAAGTCATTGCGGACATTTTTACTAACGTCTCGCATAGGCATTGATTTTTCTTGTATTGTTCTACCTAGACTCCTAAGCCCTTCACTGGACATAAATATAAGGTCAGTTCCAGTGTGTTGTACGGTGTCACGAGACACACAACCTACGTTAGCCACTGTGTCTGCCAACTGCATTGTAGAAGGATCTGAAGCACCGCTGTAAGTCAGTATACTGTTTTTACCAAAAATGATTAAGTATCCGTTATGAGCAGCGATTGCCACAACTTCGTCTTGACCGTTGGGCCATACTTTAGACACATTGATTGAGCCTGACGTACCTCCAGACCAAGCTGAGCCATTTAGAAGATCCGACCAGTAAATTATGTCGTTGTTTAAGCTAAAGTCAGCAACCCAAAGTCTACCGTAGGCCGACAACACCTCATTGCCTTGTGGAGGTGTCCCAACAGCAGTAGTAACGTCAGACATTTTCTGCACAGCGCCTGAAGCAGTTGAGTAAACAAGAGGTTCGTAGTCTTTCTGAAACATGTACAAGCTATCATTAAAATTAACCATCTTCCAGTTATTAGAAGTAATGGTGTAGCTCACTGGTGTTTCGTCAGTCAGTGTTGTGGTACCGCTAAATATTTTATTGTTACCAGCTGAAAAAATAACATTATCACCTGTAGGATTGATATATTCTTTGATACACTCAATACCGTCACTCCCGTTAATAAGAGTAGTATCAGTAGTCAGCGCCAAGAGACCTTTCCTAGAACCTATACGTCCGTACTGGTCAATAACACAATTATCTGCAATAGAAGCATAAGAAGCGTCCAAAGTTATAGGAGAATCCTGAGTATTTAAACCCCTGAATGCCGGTGCAGCAATGGTTATGTTTTGTCTTTCTTGAGCCATGTTACACTGCCATATAAACTGTTTCTTCAGGATGTTTTGAAGCGTCTAGAGCTATTGCGTCTGCTAAATAGTTCTGAGCAAAACTTAAAAGTTCTCCAGAAGTTCTACCGCCTGTTTCACCTCGTTCTCTGGAAGCCATAGCAAAAGCTAAGTGAAGTACGGGCATGTGTGGAACAAGTAGTTTGTCGTCGTTAGCAGCCAAATCAGGCTGTCTTTTAATAACATTAAAACGCAATTCATATACATTGTCAGGCTTTGGGTACAGATCTACTTGTGTGTCTCCATTGCTATCAACACCATTAAAACTGTAGTACATTGGGCTACCTGTAGCTACGTCCCTTAGCAAGTACCTATCGTTCATCCAGTGTGAAGGTCTGTACTCCATAAACCAATTTGACGTGTCATTGATAACGTCTAGTGTTTTAATTCTGTTGTCACTGCCTACAAGAACGTAGTTAAACGTGCCGTTTATTGTAGTTACTGTTAGTGTCTCACGTAGTGCTGACCAGTCCCAAGCGTCTTCTACCGAACGTTTAGCGTCGTTAATTAGGTCTCCAATCATGGCTGAATAATCATTTTGATTAACAGAGGACGCTGTGCTTTCTCTGAGTCTTCTCAGGACTCCGTTAACTAAGTCTAAATATGTCATCGTTGTAAGTTCCTAAGAGGATTATAATCTATATAGTCAAACAAACGTGTTGGTTCTTCTAGTTCCCACTTAAATGGTTTTAAAGTAGGTTCATATTTTTGAATCTCAGCAGGCGTAAAAGGCTGGCTAGGTTGGTAAGCAAACATACCCCTAGTCCCTAACCCATCTCCGTCCCCATCACCATCACCGTCTCCATCACCATCACCATCACTATCTCCATCTCCGTCTCCGTCTCCATCTCCGTCCCCGTCACCAGTACCGTCATCACCGGTGTCCACAGTTTCTTCACCTAGGTCGCCAATTTCTCCAACAGTGCCAACAGGTTCTCCAACAGTGCCAACAGGTTCTCCAACAGTGTCAACAGGTTCTCCAACAGTGCCAATAGGTTCTTCAATAGTGCCAATAGGTTCTTCAATAGTGTCAATAGGTTCTGTAATTATATTTTCATTGACATCTACATTATATTCCGGAAATAAGTCCCCAATTATAGAGCTTTCTTCTGTATCTACTAAAGGTACTGTAGTTGGTGTGCCTAGTATGTCTTCTTCGTCTCCGTCAATTTGTTCACCACTTTGCCCATAAACACCGTCTTCAGTAGGGAGCCAGTCAGGAATATTAGTTGCTGGTAACCATTCATCAATATTGTCAATGTCTCTAATGTAGACTACACCGTCCCGTATTATCCAAAAAGGCCAGTCACTTGTAGTTACTTCTTCATCAGCGTCTGAAATAACAGGAGAAGTTTGTCCAGCGTCTCCTCCTTGAGTTGTTACAACGCCTCCTGTTTCAGCTACTGCTTCTTCTAAAGCAGCTTCTGCATCTGTTGGTTCAGTCACTGCCGCTGCGTCAGCACCTTCTTCAGCACCACCCCCACCACCACCAGTGGCGTCAGTTGTTGGTTGTTCCGGTATGTAAGGATCTATTTCTACGTCTACTTCGGGTTCTGTAACTTCATAACCTACGTCCTGAATTTTAACTGCATCAGGAGTAGTGTCAGGAACAGGTAAAGGATCAGTAGTAAAGTCTTCTTCTCCTATGGTTTCCTCCACCCGTGTAGTTCCCATTAAATCTGGGTCAGCCTCTAAAGAAACTGTTTCCTCTAGCTCTACAGGATCAGCAATTTCTAAAGCTACTTCTTCTCCTTGTTCTTGATCTCTAACGTCGTCTCCACGATCAGGACTTACGCTTGTTAAGTCAGATATGTAATCAGTAACAAAGTCTTCAGAACCTTGCACAGAACTTCTTGTTCCTCCAATAAGCTCATTGACTTCTTCAGTAGTTGGGTTTCTGCCTAGCTCTGCCTGAAAGATTCTATTTAGGTCTTTTATGTTTACGGTGTTTTCGTTTACATAAGTTCCTACTTCTCCTGACAATATTACTTCTATACTGCCTTGAGAAGCTCCTTCTAAGTCATTAATTCTTGAATTAGTTAAGATTTCTTTTATTTCTTCAGGGGTTGCTTCGTATCCTCGTTGTTCAAAAACGTCTCTTACGTAGTTTATATCACGCGTATTTAAACCGTCTATAAGAGTTTCCGCAGGTAAAATTGTAACCCCACCGTCAGCTTGGACTTCAAGTTTTTCTTTAGGAACGAGCTTTCCAGTATCGTCTGGTGCGTAAACAACACCGTCATATCT